CTGTTCCAGAGAAACCTAACCACCATCAACCGCATGGCCATCGGCCAAGGCCAAAGCACCTCCTCAACGTGGAACGAGTGGGCGTTCAGCCCCATTCGATTTGATGGCCAAGCCAAACACCAGATGGCGCAATCGCTGCGCATGATCTTTAATTCAGGCCAGACCGCCATGCCCTACGTTGACGACGAAAGCCTCAAAGGCGACGAAGCCGACGGCATGAGAACACTCATAAAACAGCTCTCCAACATCAAAGCCATCGAGACCCGTGGCAGCTTCACCAGTTACAAAATGGTCAACAGCAAGCTGGGTGATGATTGCTTTGATGCCGCAATGGCCAGCGTCTGGGGCATGGTGACGCGCGGCGCACCCGCAGCCAGTGGCCAAGTGCTCAGCAGCATCGTCACCCGCGACCAATTACTCGGCTTTAGCCCTCACAGACTCCCATCCGACCGGATTATCTAACATGAAAAACCTCTACAGCATCCAACAAAAATACCTCGCCCTCGGCATCGGTAATCTGCCACCGGCAGCGGTCAAAGAGGGCTTGTACCGAGCGGGGCACGTCACCCCCAGCACCGAGCGCGGCTTTCGATCCACCGCCGAAAACCAAATGTTCTATTTACAGAACTTTTTTGGCATCGACTACCAGCTACGCGCCACCATCCTCGACATCCGCCACATGCACCGCATCGACCCACGGGTAAAGAAGATCCACGGACGCACCGCCAGAGCAGCGATAAAAGGCGGTTTACGGCTGGAAGCCAGCAGCGACAAAAAGCGCCTGCACACCCTCTGGCAAAAATTTGAGCGCCGACTCAATCTGCACAACACCCAAAAGCTCGAATCCGATGCCAAAGGATTGCTCATGGAAGGCAACTTGCCAATGCAGTGGGTGTTGGACAGCAACCAGCGCATCGTCAGTGGCGTGCGAATGCCAGCGGAAACCATCGTTCCGCAAGTGGGCAAGAACGGCCAGTTTATAGACCCATCAAAAGCCTTTATTCAGTGGGACATTTTGGAAGGCAAAGAGAGCGCATCATTCCCGCTCTGGCAACTCTCCTTGGTGCGGCTCGACCCCGAAAACTGGGACGACAAAGGCTGCATGGGTCGGCCTTATCTCGATGCCAGCCGCACCGTCTGGCAAAAACTCATGATGACAGAGGACGACCTAGTCCTACGCCGTCACGCGCGCGCACCTCAGCGCAAAGTGCATGTTCTGGAAGGAGCCACCGACGAAGCCCTCACTGATTACAAAATGCAGACCGAAACAGCAATGGCTCAAGGGGTTCAGACCGACTACTACCTCAACCGCAAGGGCAGCGTCAGCTCTCTGGACGGTGACGCACATCTGGATCAAATCGCCGATGTTGCCTACCTGCTCGACACCTTCTTCAGCGGTGCGCCAGCACCCAAAGGGTTGTTTGGGTACACCGACGGCCTCTCTCGGGACGTGTTGGAAGACATGAAGCGCGACTATTTTGAGGAGCTGGACGCACTGCAAGACCTGCAAGCGATGGTCTACGAGCAAGGCTTCCGCTTGGATCTGCTGCTGCAAGGCATCAACCCCGACAACTACCGTTTCAAAGTGAAGTTTGCCGAACGCCGCACCGAAACCCCAAGCCAGTCCGCCGACCGCGCCCTCAAGATCCAAGCCCTTGGAGCCAGCCAAGACAGCGTCTGGCGCATCGCCAACCTCGACCCCAAACAAGAGTTGGAGCAGCGCGAAGCAGAGCAAAAAAGCCGAGAGCCTTACCCAGACGATGACGATGAAGAGGGCGACAAACCAAAACCAAAGATCACCATCACCGAAAACAACGCCAAAAAAGGTGAAAGCGCCACCGATGTGAGCAACGATTAATGCCGATCAGTAACGAACTGCAAGCCGCCATTAACGACGCACAACAAGCCCTCCGAGAGCTGGACAACAGCAGTGCCGGACGGCTCACCAAGCTCTACAACGACTACCGAGAAAAGATCGAACAAACCGTGCTCATCTACGCCAACGCCGGAGCAGGGCGCATCGGCAGCAGCCAAATGATCGGCTTAATCCGCCAGATCGAAGCGCGATTGGATCAACTCAACGCCGAGATCCAGCAACAATTGGCCGACGAACAGCAGCGATCCGCACAGATCGGCGTAACGCCCTTTTCAGCAACCCAAACCGTGCCACCCGAACTGATTGCCGCCGCCGTCACCGCCACCCTCTCCAACATCAAAGAGACCGTCGCCAAAGACGGCCTCCAGCTCAGTGACCGGCTCTGGCGCATCGACGCAGGCGCACGGGAAGTGTTGAGCCGCACCATCCGCGAAGCCGTCAGCCAAGGCGAGAGCGCATGGAAAACCGCCAACGCCTTTGTCAGCCGAGGCGAAGCCGTACCCGCATCCATCAGCCGCAAAGCCAACAACGCCAACCCAGAACAACTCTCCAAACTTCTCGGCAAAGAGTTTATGACCGGAGCCATGAACCCACTGGCGCAAGCCAAGCGCGTCTTTCGCACCGAGATCAACCGCGCCCACGGCGAAGCATTCAAAGCCAGTGCCTTTGTGGATCCCGATGTGGTCGGCACCAAGTTCACCCTCTCACCCAACCACCGGAAAAAAGACATCTGTGATCTGCACGCCAGCGCCAACCTCCACGGCCTCGGCACAGGGGTTTATCCAGTGGGCAAATCACCGTGGCCAGCGCACCCCAACACCATCAGCTTTGAGCAGTTGGTCTACAGAGACGAAGTGAGCCAAGCGGATGAAGCAGGCCAGCAGACCGGCTTGGAGTGGTTGTCAGAGCAACCGCCAACCACGCAATTAAACGTCTTAGGAAGTCAGAAAAAATACAAGGCCTATAAAATAGGCTTAATTAAAGAGAGCCAAATTAATAAGCCGTGGCATAAAGTTGAGGCATCATTAAAACGGCGTGGAATAAACACCGATTTAATTTAACCGAGAGAAAAATGACAACCTACCAACAAACAAGAACAACAGAAGACAACCAAGCCCAAGAATCAGCCGTAAAAAACATGATTTACGACATGGACTGCGAGCTTGAAGAAGAGGGCGAACTCTATAAAGACGCTCTAACAGATCATTACATCCGCTTCCCGCCCGAGTGACCATAGCCCACCTAACCCCGCAGCACATCATCCACGGTGACTGGCTCACCGCCGCAGATTTAACCGAGATATTCATGGACACAATCGACCCCCAACTGGAAAGCAACAAAGAATCTCAGTGGTTAACCGAGGTTGTCACCGACTGCTGCATCATTGCCACCACCACAGAAGACAACAAACGCATCAAACGCATATTAAAAGACCGCCGTGCTGAATTAATCCGCTCAGGCACGATTAAAAAATGGCGCACCACCAATCAAGTGCTAAAAAAATTAATAAAATCCAACAACGTCAGCGCCACATTAAGAGACGGCTTTGATTACCTTGACCCACTGGACACAACACCATGAGCGATTGGCAACCAGCAAAAACAGCCCCCACAGACGGCACCGTCTTTATCGGCGAATTCAATCACCCTTGGCCTCTGATTTGCGTGTTTGATGGCATGTCAAAAAGATGGTCAGTGGCAGAGGTAAAATGCTACTCCTGCTCAGATACAGACCATTACCGGCGCTTTGAAAGAAAAGCCAAGCAGCGTTATGAATTATTACGCTGGCAACCTCTTCCACCCTATCACTCAGTTGAGTAGATAAGTATAATGGCCTTTTTTTGAAGAGGCAGGTGGTGATGAGAAATCACGAAGAGATAGACTTAATGGGAACAGACGTGTTTCATTTTGATAAAAATTGTCTAAACTTCAATGATCTGGCCAGTCAAAATGGGTTCACTTACTGGTTTGCAAGTGATTACATGAAGATGCTGGGGTACGAGTCTTACACCACCTTCAAAAAAGCGATTAACCGGGCCATGACCACCTGTATGACGCTCGACATAGCGACAGTTGATGAGTTTGAGCAGGTCTATAGAGTGGTTGATGACCGTAAAGAAATGGATTTCAAGCTCTCTCGTTTTGCTTGCTACTTGGTGGCGATGAACGCCGACAATAAAAAGATTGAAGTGGCACAAGCGCAAGCCTTCTTTGCCGCAAGTGCTGAAACCATTCGTCGCTATGTTGATGATGTCAGTGAAGTGGAGCGGGTTGTGGTACGAGAAGAACTCTCGCAACATGAGAAAAGCATCAGTTTGGCGGCTCAGAAAGCGGGGGTGATAGGCGAAGGCTACGCCCTGTTTCAAAATGCAGGGTACCGTGGCATGTACAACATGAATTTAAAACGGTTAAAAGAGCACAAGGGGCTGCAAAACAAAAACCGGACATTGCTAGACTTCATGGGTAAAACCGAATTAGCCGCTAATCTGTTCCGCTTAACGCAAACAGAAATGAAAATGGAAAAAGAACACATCATTGGCCAAAAAGCCGCTGAAAACGTCGCTGAAGAAGTGGGGCGCAAGGTGCGTCGAACCATGCACGAGATCAGCGGTGTTCGGCCAGAAGACTTATCGCTCTCATCGGATATTAAAAAAGTAAAAACCTCATTAAAGCAAACCCAAAAAGGACTCAATAAACTGGATAATAAAAAGTAACCCCCAACCACCCTTGACAAAAAGGAATCACTCAATTAACATTTACTCATTGCTGCAAAATCAGCAAAACGGATTGACCTCCGGTAATTCAAAGGCGCAACAGCGCCATTAGAGCGCTTTTTTTATGCTCGTAATGGTGGGGTTTGCGTGGAGAGCTTCGGCTCGCCGTTTCCTTTGACGGTAAGGTCAATCCACAAAAAACCCCGCCACCCTATTTCTGATTGACCTCAGACCGTGGCGGATAATTCTCAAAGGAGTTATTCGAAATGATCGTCAACGTACATCTGTCTGAAACAAAAAGCCCCCTGCAAGCCCTCAATCAACTCGACATCTGCGACGAAACCCTCGCCAGCTTAGTCAACCCCAAAAGCGTCCTAGATGACGACGGTCGTTACGGCCTCTCCGTGCTCATGAAGCTGCTCTCCAGCGTCCGAGCAGCCACCGCCGAAGCCATCGAAGCCGACCGCAAAGAACGCCAAGAAAACCCCGAACCCACCGACCGCCACGTCTACACCGTCGGCGGCGACACCGTCACCGAAACCCTCATCCCAGCCGGAGCCGTGCGCGGAGACAAAGAAAGCCCAGCCAGCTTCTACCGGCGCGTCGGCATCGTCACCGGCACATTCAAAAGCCAAAAAACCGCTTAATTAACCCGCAGCACCAACCGGTGCAGCGAAACCAAGCCGGTTGGTCGGAGGATCATCATGATCACACGACAAAACATCACCCCCCAGCAGCGCCTCGGCCTCATCGTCGGCCTGCTCCTCGCCAGCGTCAGCGCCACAGCCGACGGCTACGCCTACTACAGCATCAACCCCAGCGTGGGCTTTGTTCTCCTCGCCATCGCCATCGTCAGCGCCTTGGTTCTGGTCAAAGCCCAAGCCGCCATCTTCCTGCCCAACAGCCGTGGCCTAAACCGCCTCGGCCTCATCGCACTGCTCGGCCTCTTGGTCGCCCTCAGCGGAGCCACCGGAGTCTACTTTTTCAAAAGTCGGCTCGACAACCACACCGCCATCGATGTCCGAACCAGCCAAGCCTACCAGCGCAGCCAACAACAACAGCAGCGCCTCGAAACCCAACAACAGGCGCTCATCAAACAACTCACCGCCTGCCCAGCCGGTTGGCTCACCAAGTGCGTCACACCCCTGCAACAGCAGCTCCAAACGCTGCAACAACAGCAGCAGCAAAGCCAAACCCAACAACAAAGCCTCACCACCGGCAGCAGCAGCCTCATCTTCTGGCAAGGGGTGGCCACCTCCACCGGTTGGAGCATCAACCAACTCCACTGGAGCATCTTCGGTGGCCTCTCCATCCTCATCGACCTGTTATCCCTTTTCGGCTTCGCCCTCTATGGACACAGCACCACCACCCTGAAAACCCACACGAAAAAACCCGCAGCCGAAAAACCCACCGAACCGAAAGCCGCCTTTAATCCAGCGTTAGGAGAACTCGAAAACAACATCCTCAGCGGCGAAATTCGCCCCAGCGTCACCCAGCTAAAAAAGCACCACGGCCTCAACAGCCCGCAAGCGGCCAGCGTCTTAAACGCCCTCTGGGAAGACGGCTATTTAAAGCGAGAGATTAAAAACAACAGCCGTTATTACCGCCTAAAAAAGACGCACTCAAGCAGCAAGCCCAGCTTAAAAATAGTCGCCAACGGTAAACTGAACGCATCAAAAGGGGAGCAGGGATAATGAAAAGAATAGCTAAGAAACACCACGTCGGTAACGGTCGCATGATGACCGTAAAAGAAATCGCAGACAAAGTCGGCCTGACCTTAACGACCGCAAAAACCCGCGTGAAAAACTGGCCCCCTGAAGACGTTCTGAGAAACAAAATGAATTACGGGCACACCTTAAACAACCCCACCAAAAAAGAGTACGACGTTGGCGGAGGCCGCAAGATGACCCTCAACGAGATTGCCGAGATTGTCGGCATTCCCGCCAGTGCCGCCCGCTACCGCGTCGCACACTGGCCAGCGGAACGCTTGTTAAACAAAAAGGTATTGGCCACCGATCCAAGAACCAGCAACGTGAGAAAAAGAGAAGATACAAAACTCGATTGCGGTGAAGATCGAATGATGACCGTAAAAGAAATTATGGAAATAACCGGATTAACCCGAGCTGGGGTTCAGGCGCGATACGCCTCAACCGGCGGCGGCAGTGATATGTTGGCTATGAAAACAGGGGAAAAGACCGGTTGGCGCGGAGTGGGTTTAAAAGAACTGATTAAACGTCAAAAAGAGAACCCCGAAAACACCGAGTTTCAGGGCATTGATTTAAGAGGCTACGGATACCTTTAAATGAACAACACCATCGCCGAACCTGAGGTCATCCGCTGCGTTTGCAGTAAGAAGATCTACCAAAACGGTAAGATTCATTCTCGAATGGTTCACGTCGAACAGCAAAAAGCCCTCTGTCCTCAGTGCAAGCGCATGGTGCCGGTACCGATTAAATCATTATCCGCCAGCAGCGCCGAATACGTTCAGCGCTACACCGAATTTTTAAGGACACATTATGAAGAAAGAGACGCACGTTAAAAAAGCGCAATTGATATGCGACTGCTTTTATCGCCGAGACCTGCCCATGCTGGGTGAAAACCCCGCCCAACTCTGGAATAAGTTGGATGAAAACCGGCAGAAAATCTGCCTCGACTTGGTAAACAAATTGGAACAAATAAAATGAAAACAATCCTCGCCGTATTAATCCTTTTCATCAGCAGCCAAGCCAGTGCGTTAGAGATGGAATTGGGCGTGGCCTACATCGCCAGTCAACCCACCACCGACCAACTCACCACCTGCACCAAGCGACTTAACCCCAACTGCACCACCATCATCACGCAGCGCCAACCGTTCACCACAACCGAACCCAATCCGGCACTCATGCTGCGATTCAGCCACACCACCCGCAACAACATCCGTTTCAGCGTCATGAACCTCGTCCCAAGCAGCGCCCACACGCTGCGGGACTCCATGACCCTGTTCACCCTCAGTAAAGTTTGGAAAATAGGACGATAACAATGGCAAAAGGCATCAACAAAGTGACCCTGATCGGCAACGTCGGTCAAGATCCAGAATCAAAATTCACCCCCAGTGGCGCACAGGTTGTCACCTTGTCACTGGCCACCACCAGAAGCTGGAAAGACAAACAGACCGGCCAAAAACAAGAGGAAACCGAATGGCACCGCATCACAATGTGGGGAAAGCTGGCCGAGATCACCGCCGAATACGTCAAGAAAGGCAGCCAGCTCTACATTGAAGGCCGCCTCAAAACCACTCAGTGGGAGAAAGACGGCATCAAACGCTACAGCACCGGCATCATCGCCGACAACATGCAGATGCTTGGCGGACGACCCGATGGAGCCGGAGCAGGCACACCGCCAGTGGGTGAACCACCTCAAGGTGACGCGCCAGAATTCGACGAGCACATCCCCTTTTAAAGAGACCTCACTATGAAACTGACCCTGATTATCTTCGCCCTCTGGTTTTTCACCGTCACCACCTGGGCACTCTATCTGGCCGTGATGGCACTCAAGCGCGACCAAGACCAACTGACCGTGGTGGCCAAAACCTTTGCTTATCCACTGCTGTTTGTCGGCTACCTGTTCGACATCGCCTACAACCTGACCGTCGGCACCCTGATGTTCCTAGAGTTGCCACGGGAGTTCCTGCTCACCGACCGGCTCAAGCGTCACCTGTCCGGCGGTCGCAGCCACTGGCGATGGGCAATCGCCAACTGGTTCTGTCAAAATTTTCTCAACGCCTTCGATCCCTCGGGTCGCCACTGCTAACCCCAAAGGGAGAATGCACATGAATTGACGATCCATTATCGTTGTGTTTTCAGACAGAACCGTGAGCTGATTTTTTTATCATGAGAGGGATAAATCCAGCGGCACACCGGTTTTCACTGATTTAGCACTGGCCAAAGCAAACTTTGCTATCCTAAGCAAACAGGGCAAAGGTCAACACGAAACCAATAAGCCGAACACTCCATCAGGGGCGTTCGGCTTTTTTTATGGGTGAAATATGAAACAAGCACGACATTTTAAGCTGGAACAGAACAACCAAGGCTCAGTGCGATTCCTGAGCGGCTTGCATGTGCAACTGCAAGAGGGCGTGAAAACCAGCGTCGTCACCATCACCCGCACAGGCACCTTCACCGATCCGCGTTACGGCAGCTTCGAGATCAGCAAAGAGATGCTGCTCTCGATGGTGAAAAACTTCGACGACAAGGTCTACGGCCAAGAGATCTTTTTCGACGTGGCTCACAAGGCCAGCGACGGTGCCGCAGCCAAAGTGCTTTCACTGCGGATCGAAGGCAACCGCCTCCGCGCCCAAGTGGAGTGGACACCCTTCGGCATTAAAGCCGTCAAGGATCGCGGCTTTGTCTACCTCTCCGCCGAGTTCCACGAGGATTTTGTGGACAACGAAGCGGGTCAATCCCACGGCGCGACGCTGTTGGGTGCTGGTCTGACCATCCGCCCTGTGATCAAAGGGCTGGACACCATCCAGCTCGCAGAAGAAGAAGGCGCACCGCGCACCTACCTTCACCCCACACTCATTAAAGAACTGACCGAATCGAGACAAGAAATCATGAATAAATTCCTCACAGCGTTACGCAAAAAACTGGAACAGAAAAAACTCTCAGAAGAACAGATCGTCGCCGTCTTAAAAGCCGCCGGAGCCGGTGCGCGAAACCTCGCCGAAGACGACACCGAAACCCACAACAAACTGCTGGCTGAATACGACACACTGGCCGACAGCATCTTTGCCGCCAACGAACAAGCAGGCAAAGCCGTCACCTTAAACCTCAGTGTTCCTGACGCTCCCGCCGGACTGGATGCCGCAGCCGTGAAAAAACTGCTGTCAGAAGAGCGTGCAGAGCAAGCCGCAGCGAGTAAAAAACTCAGCGAAGACACCGACAGCAAAATCAAAACCTTCAGTGACGCGATTAACGCCGCCGAAGGCCTCAGCGACACGACCAAAAAAGAGCTGTGTGAAAACGTCAGCGGCCTGATCGGTGCCAACACCACCGGTGAGCAGGTACTGGCGCTGGCCACCCAACAAATCGCCATGGGAAACCAACTGGAAGCTGCCAAACAGCTCTCCGATATGGGCTATCAGGTCGCAGGCAGCCCACGCATCAGCGTAGACGAAGGCAACGCCGTCAAGTCTCTGCAAGAGCGCTACGACACCGGCCTGAAAACCAGCTCAGCCTATTCACTGGGTGGGTTAAAACTCTCAGACGGCAAGAAAGATCATCCCTTTGTTGCCAAAATGCTCTCCCTGTTCGATCAGCAGCACATGGGCGCAATGGTCAACGAACACAAGCAGTTGGCATCAGGCCAAGTGGGTATGGCAGACAGCAGCCTGCCAATGGGCGTTCAGCGCACCGTCATCCGCGAAGCCTTGACCGATCTCAACGTGTTGGAACTGGTGCAGACCTTGACCGACGCTACCGCCACCCACACAACTCAGATCCCTTATGAACTGCGCGATGTGGCAGCGGTGGGCAACGATGGTGTGGTTTACGAAGGCGGCGGCATTCATCAGGCTGGCATCTCGCAAAAGATGGACACCGCCTACATCAACGCCATAAAGCTGGGGCTAGAGGTCTCCAACGAAGTGGCCCACTTCTCTCGCACCTCTGGTATTGATTGGGACGCTTACGGTCGCAACGTCGAATCCAACGCGCGTTTCTTGCGTGAGCTGGTCGCCAAGCGCATCGCCAACACCATTCAACGCACTGCCGACAGCTATCTGGCCGGTTCCGTTGCCAACGAAGATGTATCAGCTCAGTTCGACGGCACACTCAGCAGCATTAAAACCGTCCAATTCCCCATCGTTCGCCCGCATCAAGTGCGCGATCTGACCGGCTTGGCGGTGGGTCTGCCATCCAACCCCATGACCGTCACCCTCGGCGGCACCGTTTTGGCGGAATACAACGGCACCGGTACCCAAGCGGCAGGCACCTACTACCGTTTGACCAACGTCAACTTGGGTTACCTTCAGTTTGTCAGCGAAACCGGCGCAGCCGTAGCCCCAGCCAGCGCCACTGCCTGCACCGTCTCTTACGACTACGCCACCAATCTGGTCAAGTTCGATATGGATCTGCCCACTGGGGTGACCGATGGTGAGCACATGAACGGCTTGCTGCGCAAAATCGGCGCTCGTAAAGCCATGATGATCAGTGATCGTTACGTCACCCCTGACTTCTTGCTGCAATCGCCCATTCTCAATGACCAAGCCACCAACGCCGATCAGTTCGCCTTGAGCCTGAAACGCAGCGGCAACGATGTCAGCGGTGGCGGTGATCTTGAGAAGATCAAAAACATTGCGGCCTACAGCAGCAACGCCACAATGGATCTGGGCGACGAACGTACCCTCATTGGGGTTCGTGGCACCACCACCTACACCGTGGCCAAAGCCTTCTCCACCGGCACGCCGTTTGAAGCGGTCGATGCAACCGGCAAGCCCACAGGGAAAAAAGTAGCCTACGGTGAAGAGTACGGCGCGATTCACACCCCCAAACCCATCGCCAACCGCTACACCTCTGTGCTGGCGTACTCCTTCGCCGGTCGTTAATAACCTGTTCCACGCGACATTCAGCCCCGCCAAGGGGCTGCTTTTTAATACTTACGTTATAGGTGCTATCAATGTCTAAAAAAATGATTTTCAACGATGGCAAGACCATCAAGCACATCGGCAACAAAGCCATTCCGCCTGGCGAATGGCGAGAAGTGGATGAAGCTTATCTCGACCCTGAACCCAGCAACACTGAAGACGAGGAACCTCAAAATCCTTACGCCGACCTTGAGCAGTTATTAACCAATACAGTGCCAGAGGTGGTGTATCAGTTGGGTGGTTGTTCAGACGAGGAGTTGATTGTTTTGGCGAGATTGGAAGAGCAATCTGAAAGCCGCTCAACATTATTATCTGCTCTTGCTGAAGAGCAATTAAACCGTGCCAGTCATGATGCCCCTGATGGCAATGGATAAAGGGTTGCAAGAAGAGCTGCGCAACATTCGCCTAGAGCTGAAAGAGATCGGCGCGAAGCTCACAAAAGTAGTGGTGCTGGAAGAGAAGTTCAACACCCAGCGTGAAGCGCAGCATCGCATCGGTTATCAGGTTCGAGATCTGGATGAGCGCGTGCGCAAAATGGAGATCAGTCACAGCGAAGAACACGCCACCGTTCGGATGAACCACGCCAAACTACAAAGCTACGGGCGGGTTGTTGAGCGGATGATGATCTGGCTGTTGGGCACGTCGGTGGTGGGCTACATCGGCTACGTCAAACTGGTGGCGGCGCAATGAAGCTCGACGCGCTGGTTGCGGATCTAAAAGCGAGCCTGAAAGACAGCGCGACTCTGTTTACCAGCTCAGGTGACGATGACTTCCAGCGCCATATTCAACGTGCCGCTGCCGATCTGAGCCGCTATCACCGCCGCAATCGGCGCGTCACCCTCGAACTGAAAGCCGAGCAGAGCGAATACCCCGCACCCAGCGACATGGTGCGCCCCAGATGGTTGATGTGGGCAGAGATCGAGCGGCGCAAATACAACCCGTGGGATTGCTTCTATCCAGGTTCGCGGCCACTGCTCTCAACAACGAACGTAAGTGGCGCAACAACTCTGATCATAGAGCCAGCGATTTCAGCAACTGACCTGGCTATTTTTGGCAGCACCGCTCAGTTTGAGTATTACGCTCAACACATCGTCGCCAACGACGGCACCACCACGGTGCCGGAATCAAGCCGAGATCTGTTGCTGCTCAGGGCGCAAGCGGAAGCCTGCAAAGAGCTGAGCCTGCGCAATCTTGGCAAATCCGTCTCCATTCGTGATGGCTTGTCAGGCGGCAGCAAAAACGGCACACCGGCTGCCATGTACGACCAGCTTATGAGCCAATTTAAGGAGGCCGCAGTCAATGGATATACAATTTAATATTGAAACGGGTCTTGTTCTCGATGCGATGCAGATAGCACCTCAAAAAACGGCGGAGTTTGTTCGACGAGCATTGTCTCGCGGGGCGAATGAAGTGGTTAGGGAGGCGCGGTCTAACGTACCAAAAGCATTTTCTGAACTGACAAACTCAATAAGGGCTAAAGAGCCGCCACGGTCTGCGGGGGTTTTGGCGATTGAAGTGGTGGTTGACTCAGATCATGCGGCCTACGTTGAGCGCGGTGCCGGGCCTGGAGGGTGGGTGCCGACCGACACTTTATCAGACTGGATTAGAATCAAAGGAATCACCCCCAACAGCGCCGACACCGACGAAGAAGATCTGGTTTTTATGATCAAGCACCACATCTACCGGCACGGAACCCCCGCTCAACCGTATTTGCAGCCCGCTTTTGATAGCAAAGAATCAAGGATCAATCAGCTGATACAGCAAGCTGTTCAGAGAGCCTTATTGGTGTCGGGATTATGAGTCGCATCGGTAATGATTTAGCAAAAGTAAAAGCCACATTGGTTGCCGCCATGCCGCACAGAATCATCACCGGCAGCTACCGAGAACCCGCAGACTGGCCGCTCACTGAGCTGCAAAAAGGCGCGGTGACGGTGATGCTGTTTGACGCTTCTGGATTCGATAAAACAACCCACGCCGAGACGGATGCAGGGGATTTGAGCCTGATGTTCATTGGCTACATCCAGTTGACCGAAGGCAGTACAGGGTCAGAGGTTCAAGAGGCCGAGTTAACCCTATTTGAAGAAGTTATGGATGCCTTGCAGTTGGACTCAACCACCTGCGGCATTGATGTGAAGAGTATGAAATTAAGCCGCCAGTTGGACAATCCGTTCGGCTGGTTTGTTTGCCAAGCCGATTGGGTCAATTTTAGTTAACAGAGGGTATTGATATGGCCATTTATCACGGTCGAGCCACCGAGCTTTTAGCTCAAAAAGAATCCGTTTTTCGCACCGCGCCCACACCAGCTGCGGCCTACAAGGTCAAGTTCGACACGCTCAACATCAAGGATGATGAGGATTATGTGCCAGACAACACCCTGAACGGCTCGACACTGGCCGAGAAGCGCGACATCTCCGACAGCAAATTTTCAGCGCAGATGAACTCCATCCTCTGCTTGAACGACATTGGCTTTTGGCTCTCTCTGCTCTGGGGCGCACCGGCCACCACAGGTGCCGGGCCGTTCACGCACACATTCACTCTCTCACTGGCCGAGCGCGACAGCGCGTTGTTGGATCTGGTCTACAAGGGCAACACCGCAATCTATCGCCGCTATTTGGGTTTTATGCTCGATGAGATCAGTTGGGACGTGCGCGAAGGCGATCAAACCATGCAGATGAATTTCATGGGTGCCTCGCAAGTGCTGCCCAACCCAACAGCCGCCTTCGATGCTGCTCCCACCGCACTGGCAAAAGCCCGAGCGTGTCGCAAAGGGGGCGAGATCTTTGATGTCAGTGGTGGCAATACGCTGGGTCGAGTTTCGGCAGGCAAGGTCAATATCAAAAACAATCTGGAAGGCTACACGCTTGCCGATGGCAGCACCGGCCCGGGCATTTTCCTCTTGGGTGAACCGGAGATCACAGGCGAGATGACCGCCATGATGCACGACGGCAACTTAATGCAGTACGCCGAAGACCACACCTCTCGGCCACTGACCCTGACCGTGCGAGACAACGGCACCTCATCACTCGCTCTGACTCTGCCAGCGGTGGAGTTCGACAAACCCACACAAGACATTCCCAGTGCAAAAGGGTTGATTCAGACCGTTGCATGGCGAGCGCACAACGATGCGGTAGCACCCACCTTGACCTTAATCAATGGGGTGGCCAGCTATGTCTAAGACCTCTAAAAAAGAGCCTTTTGAGCCGGTCACATTCTATTCTGATGCGTATCTCAGTGGCAGCATTCAGTTGGGCAAAGATCGTCTGGAGATCAAGCACGGCAGGATCACGGTGACCACACCAGATCAGCTGCTGAAGATTGAAGACATGTACGGCTTCACGCGCAGCGCCTCATGCTGATCATCGACTTGCGCACCACTCATCATGAGTGGACAGCAGCGGGGATCACTCTGGAGCTGGAGCCGTTGACCGAAGATTTCGACCAACTCTTTATTGAGAAAACAACGGAGCGGATCAGCAATGACGCTGGCCACATCGTTGATGTCAAAAAAGACGTTCAGCGGTACGCCGAATTGGTTGGCAACCACTGCATTAAATCGTGGACAGGCGTGAGTGACGAACACGGTGAATCGGTTCCCGCCAATGAGGGCAACATCAACCGATTTATGCGGATTTCATTGGCTCAGCAGTTTGTCTTTAGCAAAATAAAGCTGCTGCAAAACCACCTCGCCGAAGAGGATGCTGCTGCAAAAAAAGAATAGCGGCACGTCTGGAGTGGATCCACCGAGGCGGGCCGCAAGCGTTAGCCGTATTTCGAGATTTGGGGGAGCAGCCAAGCCATGATGATTTACCACCCATTTTAGGTTGGGAACAACCGCTCTGGGATCTGGCGCAGCGCTTTAAGCGTCAATGGCGCACCAGTTTTGCCGGAGTGGTCGGGCTGGATATGTCGGTCTTTTTACCGGTGATTCAAGCCAAAGGTTGGCGGTTGGATTTTTGCCTAGAGATCATCGAACTAATAGAAGACAGTGAGATAAACAATGTCCAGCAGCAGCAATGACATCCGCATCATCATCAGCGCCGATGGCCGAGATTACGAAGCCACAATCCGCCGAGCAGAAGACCGCACGCGCCGCCTAGGAGATGAGTCAAGACGATCCTCTGCGTCTGCGAGTCATTTTGCTGGATCATTGAAACTGCTGGCAGGAGCATTTGCAGGCATGGCGGTTGGTGCTGCAATCAGTGAGCTGTATCAGGTCAACGCCGAGTTCCAAAAGCTCAATGCCAGTCTGGTCAGCGTTACTGGCTCACAAGCGGGAGCCGATGCGGCATTTGAAAAGATCAAATCGTTTGCATCAGAAACACCTTACGACCTGCAACAGGTCACTGGCGCGTTTATCCAGCTCAAAAATTTAGGGCTTGATCCCTCGACGGAATCCCTGCGCAGCTACGGCAACACCGCATCGGCAATGGGCAAGGACCTAAACGACATGATCGAAGCGGTGGCGGATGCCGCAACCGGCGAATTCGAGCGCCTAAAAGAGTTCGGTATCAAGTCAGCCAGCGAAGGCGAGAACGTCACCTTCACGTTCGCCGGTGTAAAAACCACCGTTCGTAAAGAAGCGTCTGCCATTGAGGGCTATTTGCAACAGTTGGGCAATGTCCAGTTTGCAGGCGGAATGAAACGTCAGATGGACACGCTCGGCGGCGCAGCATCAAATCTGGGTGATGCGTGGGACAGCTTTGTTGTCTCGCTGGGCGAGTCAGGCTTTAACGAATTTGCCAAAGACACGCTGCTCTGGATGGGCGACTTAATCAAAAACGCCACCCTCGCTGTTGAAGCGCTGAACGCCATTGATGTGGGGGTCAACGTCGACCATTTGCAACGCAACCCTGGCGTGCAGAAAATGGAGATGGATCAGATCCGTGGGCTGGACGACAAAGATGAGTTGGCGCTGCAACTGAAAGACCGGCAGCAGCAATTCATCTTGCTCACCCGCGCTCTGGAGCAGTACAAAATTCGCGCCCGCGACAGCGCAACCCCCTCATTCATTAAAAAACAGCAAGCGGAAATCGAAGGTGTAAAGCAGCAGATCATCGAAGTGAACTCGCTGTTAAAAAAATTCGACCAAAAGGCCATAGCCGAAAAGATTGAGACGCAAGAGCAGGAAATCAAGGTCAAAATCACCGCTGAAAGTGGCAAGAAGTTTGGCAAGCTGCTGGCCGATCTTGAGAAACAAAAAGCCCTCTATGATGAGACCGGCCAAGCCGCCAAAATTCGCTACGAGATTGAGCAGGGCGCACTGCAAAATTTAGCCCCCGCTCAACAAGCCCAACTGCTCTCTTTGGCAACCAGCTTAGACACCCTAAAGCTATCAGAAGAGCAAGCCACCGCCGCTGAGCGTGACCGCTTGGCGATACTGGACGAAGGCGCGCGGCTCACCGAAAGCCTGCGCACAGAAGAAGAGTTGCGGGCAACCAAACTACTGGAATACCAATCTCTTCTGAGTGTGAACGCCATCGACCAAGAGACCTACGACCGAGCGCTGGAGCAGATGGACGGCATCACCGAGAAAGCCAGCGACATGCAAAAAGCCATTGAGTCCGCCATTGGCAATATGAGTCAAGACCTCTCAAAATCACTCACCGACATGGTGCTCACCGGCGAGGACAGCTTTGGCGATATGCTGCAAAGTTGGATCAGAATGTTGATGCAGATGGTGATCCAAAAACAGATTGTCGAACCGCTGTTGGGGATCAACCCAAGTGGAGGTGGCGCAGCAGGAGGGGGCGGTGGCAGCGTGATCGATTTCGCGGCGGCACTCTTCAGCGAAAACGGCAACGTGGTCAGCTCCAAAGGCGCGATGAAGCTGAACCAATACGCCAACGGCGGCATTGCCAACTCACCACAGTTATCGGTCTTTGGAGAGGGTCGCCAGCCAGAGGCGTATGTGCCGTTGCCCGATGGCCGCTCCATTCCCGTCACCTTGGCGATGCCCAGCGCACCCACTCAAGCAGGTGGAACGCAAAACATCAAAGTCGAGCTGGTCAACAGCGGTGGCGAAAAACAGGTCAAGAGCGCCCAACCCAGCTTTGATGCCGAAGGCTTGGTGATCCGAGTCTTCACCGACGATCTGTCCAGCAACGGCCCGATCTCAAATCAGATGCAAGGCACCTACGGCCTTGAACGGAGCCAACGCTAATGGCCGTCGAAACCTTCCCCGCAACCGGCAAGCTGCTCGCCACCGGCTACGCAGAGAATCCACAGAGCGCGGTACAGAGAACTGAGATGGAAGAGAGCATGGCAAAGCAGGCTAAGATTCGCTCTTCGGTTTCCGTTCAACGCCCGTTGGAATACCTCTTTACCAAAACCGACTTTTTAGCGTTCAAAACGTGGTTTAAGGCTAATATTGGCCGTGGTGCCGACGAGTTTAATTGGACAGATCCAGTGGATGGCGCTACGAAAAATGGCCGCATCGTCAACGGCGAATACAGCGCCAGACCCGTGAACCGGTTGCAGCTCAACTGGATTGTGACGTTTACCCTAGAGACCCAAGAATGAACCTCTCAAACAGCGGCAAAGTAAAGGTCAACGCCACCAACTCAATCGACCCGATGGTCATCCTGTTGCAGATCGATCATCCCGATCTGGCCGCACCGATCCGCGTGGTACAAGACAGCCAGAACATCACATCGAACGGCAACCTCTATGTGAAAATGCCCTTTGATGTCACCCCGCCAGACGACCTGACCCAAGGCTCACCCAAAGCGACCCTGAAGATGGACAACGTCGGCAGGGAGTTGATGCAGTGGCTTGAGATCTCCAATGGCGGAGCCGGTGCCACAGCGACCTTGAGCCGTGTGTTTGTCTCCAACCCTGACATTGTTGAGTGGCAAGTGACGATGGATATGACCAACCTCGTTGCCAACACAACAACGGTATCGGCGCGGTTGGGTTATGAAGACCTGCTCAACCGTGCCGCCGTGCCGATTCGCTACACCCCAGAAACCGCACCCGGGATCTTCTAATGTCCGACCATTGGGCGTTAGAGTTTTTAAGCCGAGATTATCGGAAGCCAGCGCCCTGCGCCGAGCTGGTTGTTGACGTGCTACGCGAATACTTTGGCATTTTCGTCACCATACCCCACAAGCCTGCGCGTACAGCGCCGCGCAATACGCTTCTTTTGCATCAAATAGAGCATCTTTGTGCAGAAACAACAGAGCCAACGGAGGGGGATGTGGTTTTGATGACCGCCCTTAACGTCCGCCGCCACGTTGGCATTTACTGCACCATCGGCGGCATCGGCTACGTCCTCCACGCGCTCTCCGGTGCAGGGGCGGCACTGCATAAGATGCGAGAGTTGCACACCCTAAACATAACCATTGACGGATTTTATCGATGCAAGCCTGCCACCTGACCCACAGTTCAAACCCACTGCTGCCCTTACAAAATCGCGCTCAACTCACTTTGGTGGCCAAAACGCTCAGTGATGCCCTGCATCAGTTGCAGGATCAACGGGGGATCAAGGTTGCCCCTGAGTTGAATGTGATTCACGTTAATGGCGTGGTGGTTGAACCCGATCAGTGGGCGCACTGGCCGATAAAACCCGATGATCTGATCAATATTTTAACCAAAGCCGGTGACAGTGGCGGGGGCGGAGATGCCAATAAAGTCGTCCGCTCCATTGTCACCATCGCCGTTGCAGCGGCTCTTGTGTTTATGTTGGTTCCACCCAGCCAAGCATTGATGATCGGCGGCATGATCGGCACCGCGCTCTATCCGCCTGACGTACCCGAACTGACCAAGCACGAAAACGATGCCAGCCCCAGCTACAACATCGAAGGCACTCAGAACCGCTCCCGTCCCTATCAGCCGTTGGCCTATTTGGTCGGCAGCCACAAGCTGGTACCGGACAAAGCCTTCAAAGATTTCACCGAATTTGACGAAAACGGCGACCAATACCTGTTCACCGACTTCAACTTTGGCGTTGGGCCAATGGCCATTGGCGATCTGCACATCGGCGACACCCCGCTGGCCAATTACAAAGAGTTCGAGGTCTACCAGTCAGACGAAACCGGTGCGTTACTGCAAGCCCCGGGCAACGTCGATACGCTGGCCGGTGCCGCCCTGCCTGATGATGGCACATTCATCCAAAAAACAACCAGCCTCAACACTACGAGGATCGGCATTGATCTGGTGGGGGCGGTTTACGCTCTGAACAGCGACAACGACACCGTCAGCCAAGATGCTCAGATCAACATTGAATACCGGCCTGTTGGATCAGCCACATGGATCTCGCTTATTTTTGACACCGTACCCGTCGATCAAAGCCATTATTGGAGTGTTGGGGTGATGTGGGATGACGGTGAAGGGACGCTGGAGTGGTACCAAGATTATTATGACAGCAACCCCGATACGCTCTATTCACCCACCGGTCACACTGAAGGCGCAGTGGCGTTTGTGGAGGAATGGGGCGATTACAGTGAAAATCACGTCTGGCATTGGACGCTCATGGATGGCTCTGAACCCCCCCAATCCAGCGGCGCGGGTTTAACCCCAGAAGGGGTGACCTACAGCAGCGCACCCTATGCACTGATTCGTAACGACGACTACAAAGCCGTAAGGCGTAGCTACTACCGCAGTGTTGCCAAAGGTCAATATGAGGTGCGAGTGAACAAACTGTCACCCCTCAATGTTGCCAACAACAACTCTGTTTTTGCGGATCTTAATTTGACCGCCATCCGCAGTTATCAACCCGACAGTGCCAACTACGCTGGCCAGAATCGGTTGGGCTTGCGCATCAAAGCCAACGGCCAACTGCAAGGCCGACTGGAAGGCGTGAACGCCCTCTGCTCCAGTTCGGTTTTACCCCTGATTCAATCCGGCCTGAATTACACATTGGGTGCGCCGATAAAGGGCGGCAACCCCGCATGGGAGTTCCTGAAATTTGCTCTGGGGCGGCGGCGGGATGGCGCAACGGGGCCGATTCTTTATGGTGCCATGATGCCCCTAACCCGCATTGATCTGGCCTCTCTCTATGAGTGGGGCGTTTGGTGTAAAACCAACGCTCTGGCCGCCAATGGCATCATTGACCGCAAAATGTCCGTGGGGCAAGTGCTGGGGATGATTGCCCGTTGTGGCCGCGCATCGGCAACGTGGTCGAGTGGCAAGTTGGGCGTGGTCTGGAACGCCGAGAATCAACCGCCGGTAACGATGTTCGGGATGCCCAACATCGTTGCGGGCAGCTTCGAGGTCAGTTACATCAGTGATCAACTGGCATCCGAAGTCGAGGTGATGTTTCGGGATGCGGCCATCGGCTACAAACCCAAGTCCATTCGCGTCAGTAACCCATCAACGGGTAACGGTGAAACGGTACGCATGGAGTTGTGGGGCTGTAGTAGTGAGACCCAAGCCTCGGAAGAGGCCAACCTCATGTTTGCCGAAGGTCTCTATCATCGCCGTCGCATTAAGTGGAAAACCGACATGGAGGGCTTTGTTTGCCAGCGCGGGGATGTTGTCACCCTCAGTCACGACATGACTCAGTGGAGTAAGTCAGGGCGTTTAATTGCCGGTACGATCAATCAATTAACCTTAGATAAACCGGTGCCGCGCACCACAGCCAATGCGGAATACATCACCGTCCGACTGCCCAACGGGGAAATGGAAACCGTGGCGGTGACCGCCAACGGCAATACAGAGACCTCTGTTCTGACGCTGAGCACGCCGCTTTCGGTCTCGCCGGATGCGGATGCCACGTCACCGCAACAAGATTACCTCTGGTTTTTTGAGCCAAACCCAACGCCTGGCAAGCGGGTCAAAATCACCGACATCAAACCCAGTGGCAGTCGCATGTTGGACATCACCGCCATTGACGAAGTGCCAGAGTATTACGCTGCCAAGAGCGGTGGCCACTTCACTCCTGTTGCACCGAACTACTGGGCATCACGGCCAGAAGTGACGGCCATGACCTTTGAAGAGATTCAGTTGGGTGTTAACGAATCTCCACAAATCACGGTGACGTTTGAGACTCAGCACGCTGATTTCATGCTGCTGGATGTGCGGACGTTAACGCCAGGTGGCAATCAATTTGAAGCCGTCTTTGCAGGCCGCTACGAGGGCAAGAGCTACAGCATTAAATTACCCGTTGGCTCTGGATTACGCATTTCAGCCACCGCTGCCCAGATCAGTGAGTTGGTTGGTAATCGCCAACCGGCGCTGGTAAACGATTATCTGGTGACCGGCGACACCGTGGCACCCAATGCGGTGGATGCGGGGTCGTTGGGAGTAGCCATGCTCACCGACAGCACCACGGAAATCGGTTGGACGCAGGCGACACGCGCCAAAGATTTGGCGGGTTATCGAATCAAGTGGAGCAGCAATACCGCGCAGAATTGGCTCACCATGCCGAACACCTTGCCGATCAACGGGGGCTTGTTTAACGACGCTCCTGCCATTGTCAGCGGCATTCCCGTTGGCACCGTTCGGTTTGCCGTGGCTGCGGTGGATTTTGCGGGCAATGAGTCGGTGATTGAATACGCAACCGTGGTGTTGTCACTGCCGTTGATTGCCGATGGTCAGGTTGTTTGGGGACAAAATGTTGGCGGTGTGGATACCGGCGCGGTATCTGGATCGAGATTCAAAAATCTTGATTTTACCGATTCAAAATCAGTCGCGCACTGGCTGCCAACGCCCGGCAACAACTCAGCAGGTCAACTCAATTGGATTGCAGGCGGTGCGCCAGCTACAGGTGGGGGTTATATTCAAGCAACAGGCGGAACTGGGTGGTATTCACACGATGAATTCATCTCTATCACAGATGACTTGATCGAGATCCATTTTCGACTGTACTCCTCCTCTGCTGGACAGATATATCTTGGCTGGGAGGGCTACGACGGATCCGGAGCCAGAGTCAACGTCATTGGCGTTGATACCCACGGGAGTCAGCACTATCACGCTATTGCCGCTGTCACAGCAAGTGGATGGGCAGAGTTCAAGGGCTATTCTCAAGGTCGCGGCTCGACGGTCGGAACGTCCGGCGTTGGTACACTGCAAAACCCCGGAAAATTCCATCCGAGTGTAGTAAAGATTCGCCCAGTTTTCGTTGTAAATTATCCGAACTCAACGGGATTTGTGAGCATTGATTTTGTTCGTATTCGCACGATTCAAACCGCATCAGATACGCCCTATTCAGACGGCCAGACGATTGATTCTTTACAGCCAGCAGCAGCCGGAGCCGATCCAACAAGCCAAAACACAGCAGCAGCAATAGCAAATCAAGGCGCTTTGGCGACCCTAGGATCAGTATCTGAAAACGAGATAGACCAAGGAGCCGTCTCTGATTTTTACACCGCATCAGAACCACTTGATCAATATCAAACGCTTGTGGTTAAAGACCAATGGCCACGATTCCTACAGGTTCAATACGTTGGATTCAGCAACACGCCCATGATCAATTTAAGCCTCGTTCTGTTAACCGATGCAAAAGTCAGGTTGGTGCGGTATGTAAACAGATCTTTTTCGTTTGTCATCGTCAGAGAGTTTGGTTTTTATTACGCTGGGACGGTTATCACTCAAACCGTTTTTGACCCAACGCCGTCGGCAACCTATGACTATTACGCCATTCAACTGACCAGCGATCAAAGCGTGGGCGGAGATCAGGTCGGCTGTACAAACCAAGTTATTACCGTTGCAACAAACAAAAAGTAAGGAAATACCATGCTAACCGGTTGGGCAACACACAAAGAAATCACCGTCGCCGTAGGCAAATACCCAGCTGATGGCGCAGCCTTTGATATGCCAGTGCTTTTTAATGGGCAGGCTGAAATCATCGCTAATCTGGCCGCCGATGGATCTGACGTTCGCGCCTCGTTACCCGACGGCACGCTGCTGGATGATCATATCGGCTGGGTCGATCAAGCAGCGGGCAGCTTGATGATGTTTGTCTCACTGCCTGCAAGTGACGGCATCAACCCAACCATCATTCACATCGACATCGGAAACCCTGCTGCAACCAACAATCAAAACTCCGCTGCGGTCTACCCGACCCACAGCGTCATGGCGTTGTTGGCCGGTACACCACCGGCAGCGGCCAATGGCACGGCAGCGGACAGCAGCCCTGTTGCGACTGCGGGCAACATCGTTGGCACAATGGCGGTGGGGCGGACGCTCTCGCCGCTTGGGCTTGGTTGGTTTGATGATGGTGCTGGCAATGAGATTGAGTTCAACGCCAACTCATTCAACCCCTATGCCTTTACGGTATCGTGGTGGTCTGCCGATGTGGGAGCGGGTGCTGCGGTTAATCTGACCGGCCTCGGACAAGGAGCAGAGGATGTTCTGCGGTGTGATGTTGATGGCGCGGTGCCTGAAATTTCTGGTAAAACAGATTGGTTGAATTCTGGGGGCTGGGTCGCACCCATTACGCCAACCGGCTGGCATCGGCACTCGATCACCTACGACGACACCACAGCAACGATGACGGTCTATGAGGACGGTGTTCAATCCGTGCAGGACGTTGGCGGGGCAATGCCTGCTGGCATCGTAGGCAGCTTCTCTCACTTCGGTGCGCGGGGCGGCAGTGTTGGCGGGTTTGTGCGTGATGTGGCCAGCATTGAAATCAAATCAACGATTAACACACCGGCACGAGAATTGGCGTATTTTCAAGCGCAAAACTCACCCAGTACTTTCTATTCAGAATCCGCTTGGCTGCCCAACATCACGGTCACCTACACCGTCAGCGAGACGTTTTTGCTGGCCGATGGCTCCCCATTGCCCGACGGCGTGGCGGTTCGTGCCTATGTGGCCACCTCCTTCCCGACCGGCTTGCAAGAGGTCGGCACCGGCAGCACTGCCGGTGGTGCGGGGTCTATCAGTTTCACCATCTCTGTTCCTGATGATGTGATCTTGATCGCCGATTACAACGACGCTGGCATGGCTGGCCAAGTGGCTATGTCGCTGGCCATCTCGCCCGTGGTGACCTAAATGGCTATTTATGCTCGAATCCCCAACAGCCCATTAACCGCGTGGCTGCCCAATCAGGCGGTGGTTGCCGGTGGGGCTAATCTGGGGGCGGTGACGGTTCGATCTGCTGATGATCAGAGCAGCGGGTCAGTAAGCCAAGATCAACAACTGGCTGGTATTACGATCCGATCTGCTGCCAATCAGAACAGCGGGGCATTGACTCAACAGCAGACGTTGGCAAGCGCCACGGTTCGATCCAGTGCTGTTCAAGCCATCGGCAGCCTGACCCAACAGCAGCAGTTAAACGGCATCACCCTCAGATCCGGAAGCCAACAGAGCAGCGCCAGTCTGAGCCAATTGCTTGTTTTAGGATCGGTCACGATCCGCTCGTCTGCCGTTCAGATCAGCAACAGCGTTGGCCAACAACATGCGCTCGATCCCGTCACCAACCGTGGTGCAGCGGATCAGGTCGCCAACACCCTGAGCCAACAGCAACAGCTCTCTGGGGCATCTGTCCGCTCAGGATCAGCGCAGGTCAGCGGCCTGATTTCGGTTGTCGGTGAGTTGGGTGGTGTGCTGATCCGATCCGCTGCCGAGCAAGTCAACAACGCCCTCAGTCAACAACAACAGCTCAGTGGCATATCGGTTCGATCCGCTGCCAGTCAAGCCACCGACGATCTGACTCTGAACGTCACTCTGTCAGCCGTCACGGTTCGGTCTGGCTCAGTGCAGAGCAGTGGGGTGATCTCATCGGTGGGGGATCTGGGTGGCGTGGTGCTTCGCTCTGGCAGCGTGCAAAGCAGTGGCGGATTAAAGCAATCCCATCACCTCACGGGGTTGTCCATTCGATCCGGTTCAGTGCAAATCAGTGGCAGCGTCAATGTTCCCTATTTACCGAGCCTTGGACGGCGGGTCAGTCGGCATCGACCGGTGCGTTTTTCATCATCAAACAGACCGGCGCGATATACTAACGAGAGCAAGACCCTGCTTAGATTGACATCATAAATAACGATTAATCAGACGAGAATCACGCCATGCTCAATGACCAACTGTTCCACCAAGGACTGAACTTCGGAGCCGCCAACGGCCTGCTTATGACCGTCTGCAAAGCCAAACCCACAACGTATCTGGAGGCGGTCAACGCACCCAGCAATGGCACACCGGGATTCAACGTCAGTGGCGCGGGTCGATCACTAGCAGGTGCAGAATTAACCGTGGCGGCCAACGCCAGCAACGGCCAGACCATCACCCTTGCGGCTAAGTCAGCCGGTGCCACGGTGGTGGAAGCGACCTTGGCCAGTGATGATCTTTGGTTTGCTTGGTTGGATACGAACAACAGCACGATCTTGCAGGTGTTTGATGAGCCGAGCAATCAGGCATTGACCGTGGGCAACGCCATCAACTTCCCGCTGCTCTCCACCGGCTTCACGTTTCCCAATGTCCGACTCAACCCGCTCTTTATGCAGCAGGGTTTAAATTGGGCGCAGGCCAATGGTTTGCGGCTCAACGTCTGTAAGTCTTTGCCTACCACTTACACTGAGGCTGTTAATGCGCCAGCCGATGCCACACCGGGATTCAACGTCAGTGGTGCCGGTCGGACGTTGGCGGCAGCGGACTTTTCCGTGGTTCTCAACGGTTTGGGTTATGACCTGACCATTACGGCCAAAACCGCTGCGGCAACGGTGACCGCCGACAGTCTGGCCACAGACAATCTGTTCTTTGCGTGGGTGGACGATGCCAACAGTCAGTTGGTTTATGTTTTTGATGAGCCAACCGATCAGCCGTTGACAACCGGCAACAGCATCAACTATCCCGCCTTATTGATTGGCTTGGTGGGGGCGGCGTAATGAGCCAGCGTGAGCGGTTCCATGTGGGCTACGGGGGTGAGTTTCGGCGTGAGGTTTCGCTTTACGATGAATTGAACCTGCAATCGTTGGCGAACCTCGGCGCGGTCAATCGCGTGCAGTTGATTCTGACCGATACCGACGACAACAAAACCACCTTGGACAGTGATGTGGTGGCTCATGCGGGGGTTTTCGATTGGGCCACCTACAGCGCCAATCGTCTGATCATCTTTAAGTTGGGGATTGTTGCCGGTTTGGCAGCAGGGACGTATAAAGCCCAGTTGGTGTTGTTTGATGCCGCCAACACCCAAGGGCAACCTTGGGGTGATGAATTCACCGTGGATGGGTTGGTTGTTTAGCCCATTAGATTATTATTAGGATCTGCTATGAATAAAGCAAAAACGATAACCGTTTTAATTCACAACCAAGGTACTCCCAAGGGCGTGAAAATAAAACACTCTCCCAAAGAATCGCTAATCAATGTCACTTGTCATGATCTTGGGAGCGACACTGCCAGCGGTAAACGTGACAGCCCCTCCGATGATTAAATCAAAGGAGATTTTTCCATATTCTCCGCATTCAAACGTATATCTTTGGGCTTTTTTTGCGACATTGTTTATCTCCATTCTCTCGCCGGGCCTTAATGTTCCCAGACTGATAATTTGATCATCAATGTTTTCCATCTCTAACTCCTCTTAAGCGCTTTTCTCATCGCGCAGTTCTTGCACTAACTTCTCGATCTCATTCAACCGTTTCTTCTCTTCAGCAGCAGAGCAAATCTCTCTCCGCTGTGAGTCGGTCAGGGCCGCATACAGTTCGAGCATCTTTTGGGATTGAGGGTCGATGGAGGGTGAATCGGCTTGTCCTGACTGAGGTTTCATATCCCCCGTTCCAGACAGCAGCCATTCAAGACTGACGCTGTACTGTTTTGAGACTTCTTCGCAGGCTTCGTATGGAATTTTTTTTCGAGCCTTCCAAGTGCTTATTACAGGCCGATTAACTCCAATTTTTTCAGCAAGTTGAGTTGAAGTCTTAACGCCAACAACGATTTTTAATCTCTCAATAATCGCCTCTGTTCGTGCCATTTCGTTGAATTCCTCTTGCAATAGTCTCATTACGGCACTATTATTATATTCATCTACTCAAAACCCCAAGGGAGTGTAAGAGATGCAGACTCAAAAACCCAGCACTAAGCGTCTAAATCTGGAGCTTGTGTCGGATCAACACCGGCAGTTGAAAATCTTGGCCGCCACCACCGGACAAACCATTTCTGACCTCGTTCGTGACCTGGTCAAACGCAAACTGAGCGAAAACGCTCATGCAGCTTAAAACCAAACAAGCCGCCCTCTGGCTGCTGGATGCCAGCATCAACGTGGCGGTCGTGCTTTCGGTCTCACTGATCACTATCGGCATCGTTGAGGCGTACTACAACGCCCTAACCGCCCAGATGCTCAGATAACGTCTGTATTTAACTAGGAGTTATTTACATGCCCACGTGTAAAAGATGCAATGAATTTATTTTCAGCGACAAATGTAATTGCAAGCAGTTTTCTATAACCGACGAAGACGGCGACAATTACGAAATACATGCAATGAGCGAAGAAGATGCTGCGCTTAAATATGCTCAGACATCTAATTGTGAAAATGATCACTACCTGATGGATAACTCCGTAGTGATAACTATTAACAAAAAGCAATTTAAAATATCAGCAGAGGCTGACGTCTTCTACTCAGCTAATGAAATATAACAACATGGAACATGTTTCCACCCAACTGAACGTGATCACCCACTTAGGCATCGCCGTTTGGCTCAGTCTCAAACTGATCTCGTAATCAACGACAACCGAAACGGCAAGAAATTGAACTTAACGGATCTGATTTGGCTGCATTTTGAATATGAAATACGCCATCAGACCAACACACCAAAGGCCAGACTTCACCAAGAGGAGAGCCGCCATGACAAACCCTGTATTTGATCGCTACTTAACCCGCGCCGAAGAGAAACAACTCTTCAAAACCGTCCGCCAAGATTCATCCCCAATGGCAGAACGTGACATCAACTGGATGGTGCTGATGCGTCAAACCGGCATCCGCGTCACACCCATGAGCAAACTCACCGTCGGCGACGCACAGAGCGCCCTGCTAACCGATCACCTCGTGATCCGTGCCATCACCAATAAACGCAAAAAAGCCCACAGCATCTTCCTTACCAAGCCCGCCCGCCAAGCCATCGAAAACCTCATCCTGCTGCGCCGTCGCCAAGGTTATGTGAACGATCTGGATGAGCCGTTGGTCATGAGCAAAAAGCGCCAAGGGTTAAGCGTGCGTTCGTATCAAAGCCTGATGAAACGCTGGGCGAAAAGAGCCGGTATCAGCAGCGATGTATCCCCCCACACCTTCCGCCACACCTTAGCCAAACGAGTGGTGGAAACCTCAACACACAAAGAACCACTGTTGGTTGCCCAACGCGCTTTGGGTCACTCCAGCATCAAAACCACGGCGATTTACGCCAAACCTGATAAAGAACAGATGCAACTTGATCTTGCGAGGGCAGCCCGATGAACAATGATGAATACCTCTCTTTAATGGTGAAAAAGGCCGATTATCGGCAAGCTTTGAAAGCACTCAATATGATGTTGGAAAAACACCGAGAACTTCAGCAGTTATTGATCCGCTCGCAGGGGTTGGAAAAAAGCGAAGCGGTCATGATGGCAAACCATTTGGATATTTTGAAAGAGAAGCGGTACGCAATGTCCAAAGGCATATCCCGCTGCTCAAAAGAAATGGCCAAGCTGAAATGCCAATCGTTCTTTGGCAATTCTCAACCTGAATTTACGTTTTAAGGAACACCAACATGACAACCGACAAAACAAAGGCCTCAATCATCCTCGACACCGCTTCAAACCTGCTCAAAGAGCGTGGCAAACAGCGTGACAGCGAAGAGGGTGAGCGCTCGATGGCCGCAACGGTAAAAGCCTTTAATGCCCTTAAAGGCACCACCTTATCTGAGGTGGATGGCTGGCAATTTATGGAGCTGTTGAAGATCAGCCGATCTTGCCAAGGAGGCCATCAGCCAGATGATTACATCGACGGGGCTGCTTATGCCGCGTTGGCCGGAGAGGCCGCCGATACCGATTGACGTTTTACCTCAAAAGAGCGGAGGCATTCAGGCTCCTAATTGCTCAGTGACGCCATTCACTCATAAGCCTGAAATGGGGATTGTTTGATCAATCAGTTGGCTTAAACCCAGAACAGATATTCAGTACTCCCTGACTCAGGACTCTGTTCCATAAATCCAACAGCGCGCTCTCTGTCATTTTGGCAGAGGCGCTTTTTTTAGCCCTGGAGAACGTCATGTACCCTTTAAATAATATTTATCCAGCCGGTCAGAGCTGTGTTGTTGTTTTTCGCGCCCCGAAAGCGTCAAAAAAATGGATTAACACACGCCGACTTTCAAAGCAGAAAAAACAGATCATTTTTGCTGGAATGAAGAAGACCAACCCCGAATTAGTTGACCTATTACGCGATGACAACATGAGTGAATTACGAAAAACCTTCGGCGCTGAATTGGTTTTGGAAGAGCAAGAGTGCCGCGAGTACTACCAAGCGGGGATGGCGAAATGATTGATTGGGATCTGATCAACCAACAAGCCAAACAAGCCTTGATTGATGAATTTGGTTTTGTGCAAAAAGGCGCGTATTTGCAAAAAGGTAAGTGCCCTGAGTGCCACAAAAAAGAGTTGTTTGCCAGCGCTGAAAAAACCAAATTCATTCGTTGTGGCCGTCTTAACAAGTGCGGTTGGGACAGCACCGTGCGGGATCTGTTTCCTGACCTGTTCGCCGATCTGTCCAAAAAATACCCACCCACACCTGAAAACCCCAACCTAACCGCCGACGCTTATCTTCAGTTGCAGCGGGGATTTGATACCCAAGCAATCAAAGGCTGGTACCAACAAGCCTCGTTTTATGATCCCAAGAAGCAAGCCGGATCACCTACCGTCCGCTTTTATCTGGATAACGGTAAAACACGCTATTGGGAGCGGTTTGTCGAAAACGCCGAGGCCATTGGCCGCAAAGCCCACTTCGGTGGCCAACGTAAAGCCGACGGCAGTTTTTACAAAGGCGATTGGTGGTCACCGCCCAAAATGGAGATCAACTTGGGTGATGAGATTTGGTTGGTTGAAGGGATCTTTGATGCTCTGGCGTTGATGTATGCCGGTAAAAAAGCGGTCAGTCTGATGACCTGCATGAACTACCCCGAAAATGCCCTCAAACCGTATTTGCACCAAGGCATCACTTGGGTGGTTGCGCTGGACAACAACAAAGCCGGTAAAGACGCCACTCATAAGATGGTCAAGCGGTTGCGCGATGAAAAAGAGGCGGTCAACGCGGCCTTGGTTCCGAAAGAGGGTCTGGATTGGAACGACGCTTATCAGAAGGGGTTAATGGAGGGCAAATGGTTCTTTAAAGACGCGCTTTATGAAGGCAGTCTGTTGATTGCACCCAGTGCGCGCAAGAAGTGCAATTTGATCTACAAACGCACTCAACAAAGCTTCCTCATTACCGAATTCAAAAATAAGCTCTACCGTTTTAAGTTTGATAAAGAGAAATATGATAAAGAGCTGGGAGTGGAAAAGGACGACAAAGAAGGCACCCGTGAGGAGCTGGAAAAGGATTATGGCGAGATGGCGATGGAGAGTGCTGGTGAGATAAAAGAGATCGCCAATTGCGTTCCCAGCTTCCTCTATTACCAAAGAAACCCCCATATTGATGAGGGGCAGTATTACTTCCGTATTCGCTTTGGCAGTGGCTCGCATGATTGCAATGTCGCACTCTCTGGTAAAGCACTCAGCTCGGCAGGTGAATTCAAGGGTAAGGTGATGAGCACCGCGCCTGGTGCGCTGTTCACCGGCAAGAGTTCCGATCTGGATTACATGGTGAAGGACTGGTACCGAAATAAGACCAAAGTTGTCAACATGATTGATTTTCTTGGCTACGACAAAGAGAGCGGCATTTACGTCTACGACAACAAAGCCATCAAAGACGGGATTGTTTACAACCTGAATAAAGATGATTTTTTTGATGTCGGTGAAAACAGCATCAAATCCAATCTGGGGTCGGTTCACCTGCAACTGGAAGACAAGCTAAAGAGTACCGCATGGATCGACGACATCATCGCCGCTTACGGTCAAAAAGGCATTGTTAGCCTGACCTATTGGTTTTCGTCACTGTTTGCAGAGCAGCTGCGTAAAAGCCAAAAGTCGTTCCCCTTTTTGGAGATCGTCGGGGATGCGGGGTCCGGTAAAACCACTTTGATTGAGTTTTTATGGAAGCTCTTTGGGCGGGAAGATTACGAGGGCTTTGATCCGGGTAAGACCACTGGCCCGGGGCGAGCGCGAAACATGGCTCAGGTATCCAATATGCCGATTGTCTTGATTGAGGGTGATCGTGATGAATCTGGACCGCATACGAAAAAGTTTGATTGGGAAGAGTTGAAACCGGCTTATAACGGTCGGGCAACTCGATCAAAGGGCGTGAAAGACAACACCAACGCCACCATTGAGCCACCGTTCAAAGGGGCGTTGGTGATTGCTCAAAACAGGACTGTAGAAGCCAGTGAAGCGATCTTGACCCGTATTTGCCACCTTCACTTTTCCAGAGAGGGGCATAATGAGCAGAGTAAGCAGGCTGCTGATCGGTTGGCGATTTGGCCAGTGGATGAGTTGAGTGGGTTTTTGGTGGAGGTGGTGAAAAAAGAAAAGCAGATACTCAAACAGTTCGCTGAGATTTTTCCAAAAATAGAAAAGATTTTAATAGATGACCCTGCGATTAAAACCTTTCGTATTGCCAAGTGCCATGCTCAGTTGATCGCCATGCTCAAGGCGATGCAGCCCATATTCAATCTCTCAGACACGTTAATTGATGAAACATCCCTCTTGATCGCGGACATGGCCAGAGAGCGTCAACAAGCGACCAACGACGATCATCCCGTGGTGGCGGCATTCTGGGAGACCTACGACTACATCGAAGGATTCCGAGACCCCAACATGCCAACCCTGACAGCACCCAAACCCAGATTGAATCACAGCAAAGATCCCGATTACATCGCCATCAATCTGAACCACTTCAGGCAAGTCTGTGATGAGTTGAGACTCGAAATCGAACCCAACAAGGTTTTGAGACAGTATTTGGCAGGCTCCAAAACACGCCGATTTGATCAATTTTGCGCGGTCAGATCAAACGTCTTTGATAGAACCCTAAAGTGCTGGAGGTTTAAAGTCAGATAGACCTTGATTGAGCGTAACAATGAAGACAAGCCCGACTGATTATCGGGCTTTTTTGTGCATATTAGTAATTAATACATGGGGATATGTGGGTTAGTTAATGTTATCTCTATGCTTTTAGGTAAAAAAAACTTTCAAGGAAAGGGGATAGGGTAACATTGGTTACAATTACTTAATAAGTACATAAACTATATATTTATCAACACTTTAAGCAACATTCAAAAGGTTAACAAAACGGTTAACAAGGGGTAACACGTGTACCTCAATAGGTAACTTTTTTAGGTAACATGATTTCTTTATTTATATCAATCACTTACACTTACTTTCAGAATGCCTGTTACCTTATGTTACCTTTTGGAGGTAACACCTAAGCTATTGTTTATAAAAGGTAAAATAGTGGTGAAACGGGGTTGTAACCATTGTTACCCGATCCCCGACCCCAAAGGATATTTTTTATGTACGAGACCATAGATCAGTGGTGTGAGTGGCTGCTAACCAACAAAAATCGCTCAGCAAAGACCGTCGATAAGTACCGCCTATCCGTAACCCGCCTCTTTAATATGTTGGAAGAACGATCCAGCCTCTCATTCGATATGGACCTGGCACCACTGGTTGAAGAGTTCACCGGACCTGTCCTGTTCTCGATGGGATTGGGAGCCGGTAGCCGTGCTGTTCATGTTGCCGCTATACGAGGCTTCTTCTCATGGTGCGAACGGGTCGGCTATCTGAAAAAAAACCCCGCCAAACACCTCGACTATCCCGACTTAGGGAGAAGACTGCCAAGGGTGGCCAGCATGGAGACCGCAGAGAAGATGCTGCAACAGCCGGATCTGTCCAAATTCTTAGGCGTGAGGGATGCTGCCATTATGTCGCTGCTGATCGGTACCGGTATGAGGGTCAGTGGACTGGTTGGCCTTAACCAAGAGCATTTGGTCTGGTCAAACGATGAGGGCAAAGAAGAGTTGTTGGTCATCATTAAAGAGAAGGGCAACCGAGAGCGATTGATTCCCGTTGTTGCAGAGGCTCGACTGATGTTGAAGGCCTACTTGTTCCACCCCGAACTGCAACCCTATGACCGGCTGCTGAAGAATGGCCAACGATCCCTGTTCATCACCACTCGCAACTACCAAGTGCCAGAGCATGAACGCCGTGGTGAGAACCTGCGATTAAGTCGGGAAGGGGTCAATGACATCCTCATGCGGCACGGCCATAAAGCCGGTCTGCCCAAGGAGCAATGCCACCCTCACGCCTTCCGTCACCTGTTCGGTACTCAACTGGCTGAGCATGATGCCGACATCTATCAGATCTCCGATGCGTTAGGCCATGCCACATTAGAGACAGCCAAGGTCTATATTCACTTAGCCATGCAGAAGAAGAGAGCGTTGATGAACAAAGCCAGCCCACTACGGAACATGACCATACCTGCATCAGGATTGGTACGGGAATTGGGATGATGCTTCTCTTTGGCTCTATCTCTGCGACAGAAGTCATGTAGCGTTAACCACTTTGAGGGATGGCCCCTATGTTGCTGGCCACTGCTGAGAGTAGGGCTAAAACGATTAAAAAAGGGGCAAACTCTCTAACCCTCAATTCACCCTAACTGCGTCCTATGTCATAAAGCGCAGTTAGGCAGACGGCAGACCATGAATAATCAACAACCTACAATCCAACAGCAGAACAGATAGCGCAGTAACAACAACGGAATGGTCAGCTCAACAGGGGTGGGGGCTTGGCAGAGATAGATCCCGACCCATCGGAGGGGGGGTGGGTACTTAATAATCTGCACCAAATAGAACTTTCTACCCCGCAGTAAATAGGAAAATCGCACCCACAACATAAAACGCTGCATACACTGCTCGATCCAACGACAACGAACAGGATCACCCCATGTGGAGCATCAGCGAACAGATACGGTTTAGTTTCTGGGTAATAGGGATTGGCGGCACAGTGATAATCGCCATAGCGGTTTACTACATCATCGACCACATCAAAAAGAAACGAGAAAACGAATAAACCATGAAAACCGCCATTATCCACGCCCGAGTCAGCGACAAAAAGCAAGACGACAACGACATATCCATCCCAGCGCAACTGGAAAGAGGGAGGCAAAAGGCAGAAGCCCTAGGGGCAACGGTAGTGGCGGAATTTGTAGAAGGAGCCGTCTCTGGCTGGAAAGGAGACCGCGCAAAACTAATTCAAGCAGTCGAACACTGCGAAAACAACAAAGTAGACTACTTTCTGACATGGAGCAGCAGCCGGTTTGCCAGAAACAGGCTCACCGCCATCAAATACAAGCTGCGGCTCAAAGCCAGCGGCACCGAACTCATCTACCAATCCATGAGCGTTGACCTAAACAGCACCGAAGGCCAACTGCTAGACAACTTCATGGAAGTCATGGACGAATACAAATCAATCCAAACCTCACTCGACACCAAACGCAGCCTAGTCAGGAACGCCGAGCAAGGCTACTGGAACGGCGGCAAACCCTGCTACGGATTCAGAGTCACCCAAGCCGACGACAACCCCAGACGGCGCAAACTCATCATCAACGACGACGAAATCGACACACTAAAAGAGATATTCCAACTCAAGCGAGACGGCCACGGCGCACGCAGCATCACCCAACTGCTCAACCAACAAAACAAACTCAACAGAGGCAAACGCTGGAACAAAACAGTGGTTGGCCAACTGCTACGCAACCAAACCGTAACCGGCCACACCGTATTCAACAAAAAGGACGGCGCAACCGGCATAAAACGCCCCCAAAAAGAATGGATCACAGTCAAATCCCATGTAGCCGCCATCCCCCAAGCACTCTGGGAACTCGTACAGACAACCCTCGACCAAGACCAAGCCAACACCACCACCGGATCACCCCACAGCCGCCACTTATTCACCGGCCTACTCACCTGCGGCGTATGCCAAGCCCCCATGCACATCGAATCCGCCAAAGGCCGATCCAAACGCTACTACTACTATGTATGTCGAGACGCAAAGCAGAGGAAAACGCACAAACTAAAACGCCTCAACGCCGAAGGCATCGACCGCCTACTGTCCAAACACATCGCCACCCACATCATCACCAAACAAACCCTAGAAGGCATCGCCGCCAAGCTTGAAAGCAGTTGTAACGACTGGAGCAAAGAGCAAATGGTTCGTCGAAACCGATTAATCAACAAACAGAACGGACTGCAACGCAAGATCAACAACATCTACGAAATTCTAGAAGACCTCGGCAAACAAGCCCCAAACATCAAAGATCTAATGCAAAGAATCAGAGACAACAGCCAAGAAAAAGACAAAATAGAACAGCAAATCAGCGCCATAAACAGCGAAAAAGAACCGGTTTTTCAGAAAAATGATAAGATAATCCAGCAGATACGCGGTTTTTTGACCAGCGTCATAACAGACAGTGAAGATCCAAAACGGGCACGAGTATTCTTGGCCAGCTTTATCAATGGAATAGAAATAAGAGAGGGTGAAGCAGTGATTGAATACGATGAAAGCAAGCTAATCACCACGCCAAGTGGCGCGGTTCATAGTAAAGATGTTTGGCTCCCCAAGCGGGGCTTACTGGGAACCGCCACGCTCACAATCCCCCTAACCGGCGGCCTGCATGGATAACAAGCCCCTAACCGAAGTCGCCTTCTACTGCGCTCCCTGCAAAAACAAATTCAAAGGCGAGCCAGATGAGACCGTGCCAGCGCCAGAAAAAACATGGCATCCATACGACTATTGGAGCTACTGCGAGCAGTGCGGCACCCGAATCCCCCAAGCAAACTGGGAAAAAGGCAGCTTAAAAGCCCGATCAATGGCAACCGGCCCCAAAACAAAAGAGGGCAAAGCCGCCAGCTCCACAAATTTAGTGGGTCATCCAACGCCAGAAGAAGCCAAAATCACCCGCTTCAACGCCCTCAAGCACGGCCTCTACGCCAAAGTCGCCAAATACTTCCCAGCGATTGTCGGCAAATACCCCGAGTGCCAATCCTGTGAGCATGAAAAAACCCAGATCTGCAAAACCAAATTCAACGCCTGCCTAAAGAAAACCGAACTGTTCATGAAGTTCCAGCTTGCCTTTGACAAAGACGACCCCGCCATCCTGCGCGATTTGATGGCCGAAAATCAGGCCGCGCTCATGGGGATCTACAGCCAAATGCTTATGACCGTGGCCGGTGAAGGGGTTATGACCCATCAACCCAAAGTGGTGCTGGACAAAGAGGGCAACCCCACAGCCCTAACGTACCGTGACAGTGATGGGGTAGACCAGCCCGTGCTGGACAGCAAAGCCCACCCTCTGCTCAAAGTCATCACCGACATGGTGGCCAAAAACCAAGTCAGCTTGGGCGACATGAACATGACCTACAAAGCCCAAGAGCAAGCCGCCACGCTCAAAGGCTATCTCGACAAAGAAGACGACGACCGAGAGACCACCCGCGAATTTCAAGACCGCCAAACCAAATCCGTCGAACAGTTGCGCGGTCTACTGGAGCGCAGCCAAGAACGCACCGCCCGAGACCCCGTGCTGATTGAACACTCACACCAAGAGAGTAAATAAGTGGGTTCCAGAGTCTCATCAGCCCAGCGCATCAGCCTACAAAACATCGCTGAATCCGAAATCATGCGCTACGCCGACGACCACTTCCTCTGGCACAAGCACATCCACAACATCGAACTCGACTCCATGCAGTTGCTCAAATGCTTGGAAATGGATCAATACAACAACACCGTCGATTACTCCTGCCGTCGAACCGGCAAGACCTTCATAAAAGAGATGTGGCTGCTAAAATTCCTCGCCACCAATCCATCACAAGAGCTGGGAATCGTCGCCCCCAGAGAAGCGCAAAGCCGCGTCAACCTCAAATACCACATCGACGCGATCAGACGATCCGAAGCCCTCAGCAGCTTTATTGACTACAAATCAGGCCGCCGACAGATAGCAGACACTTATTTCATCCTTGCGAATGGCTCAGTGGTGCGCGCCTACGGCATCATGGCCAACGTTGATGGCGGTGATCTCACCTGCGCCTCACTGGAAGAAGTCGATGACATGCCAAAAGACCGACTCTTCTCTCGATTCCTTTTGATGATGGGATCAGCACGGCGCGCAGGAGCCTCCATCCACGCCCTCAACAAACCCATGATCCGAGTCACCGGCGTATTCAAAGGAGCCGACACCCTCTCCGATTTGATCGACTCAGGAGCCTACGTTTCACTGCCCGTTGTCGATGCGTATCTCGGCATTGAGCTGGGCATCCTGCAAGAAGAGTTCATCATGCAGATGCGCGATCAACTCAGCCCAGACGAATACATCCGCCAACTGCTCTGCAAAAACATCAGCGCCCGCAACCTGATCTGGGAAATATGGGTCAGAAAAGCCATGCAGCGCGGCCTCAACGCCAAAATAGAGCTGGCCAGCCCCTTACCTGGTGTGAAATACCGCAAGCGCGGCCTCATCAGCCTCGGCTACGATCACACCGGACACGGCGAAACCCCAGAAGCCTCCCGCTCAGCTGTGGTGATCACCGAACAGATCGGCAACTTCACTTGTTTCATCTACGCCCGCACATGGCCAGCGGGAACCGATGAGATGATCATCAAAAACGACTTGATTGGCTTATGGGAGTACTTCGCACCCGACTACGCAATGGGGGATGCCTTCGGCATCGGCCTCATGACCAGCGTCAACGACGAACTGTTCCAGAGAAACCTAACCACCATCAACCGCATGGCCATCGGCCAAGGCCAAAGCACCTCCTCAACGTGGAACGAGTGGGCGTTCAGCCCCATTCGATTTGATGGCCAAGCCAAACACCAGATGGCGCAATCGCTGCGCATGATCTTTAATTCAGGCCAGACCGCCATGCCCTACGTTGACGACGAAAGCCTCAAAGGCGACGAAGCCGACGGCATGAGAACACTCATAAAACAGCT